AGGCCCTATTCCTTTTCTTAGCCCACCATGCCCAGCATCAACGCAGACTACAAATTCATTTGCTTTCATATTTTTATATTTTAAAGGGGAATAGAAATCAATCTACTCCCCTCGGCACTAAGGTAGCGATTCCTGCTGCGCCTATAACTTAAATCCGATAAGGGCAAAAGCTGCGGAAATCAAAGAAAATTTAGGAGGTAAACTCACAGAAATCTCTTTTTTTGCACACTCACGGCTTGTTTCTTTAATTTTATCCCAAATTATTTGGGCAAGTTTAATGTATTCCCGCCAAGTAAATTTAACCTTATTATCGGTTAATAAAACATTGACATCTTGTGCTAATTCAGCAAAATTAAATGCGTAACAACTAATGTCACCCAAAGGTGATTTTACTGTGTCAGCTGATTTTAAGGCTTCTTTTAAATTAGTCTGCATGATTATTATTTTAACGATTAAAAAAACGTGTGATTAAAACGCCCAAGTTTACGCCCGTAATGCGTTTAATATTTTCAGCAATAGAATAAAGCTCCACCGTCGCAATTAAAAACGCTGCCATGTAGGTAATGTTAAATGGAAGGCTAAAGGTATTTCTTGCACCTTCAAAGATAAGGATGCCGCAAAAATAAACAACGATTTTTTCCATTGTACGGTAAAGCCCTTTGCTATTTATTTTTTGCTGCTCCTTCCTTGCTGCCAGGATCCCCGTCGCCATGTCCGCAAAAACGACAAATACCGTAAAAATTAAAAATCCTTTTATTGGTATGAAAAAAGAAAAAATATATCCGCAACAAATAGCGTATGTTATTTTTTCCCAACCAAGGTGCAAAAAGTTTATTAAAGTTGTTTTCATTTTATAAATTTAAAACTATCAAATAAAAACTTCCTTGCGCTGGATTAGCAGCAGCTGAAGAATAATTATTAAATCTAACTGTAACAGTATTTGTAGAAGAAACCCATGCACTATATGATGTATTTGCTAAAACAGCAGCATTTGGAACGCCTAATAGAACTGGAGTGCCTGCAACCGCACCTGTAACTGTTGCAGTAATATCACTTGATGATTGTGCATTAGTACTGGGAAAATCCATTAATGCAATAGTTTTATAACTATCTAAACCTAAAGAGCCACTTGTAAATTTTATTCCATCTGCTACACCTATTTCACCAATCGCATTACTACTATTTACACCAAGTACATGAGTTAAACTTGATGTAGTCGCCATTGTTCCAATACTTGCTCCTCCTGTTAATGTGCTAAATCCTGTTGCACTAAATGCTTGACTTGTTGCAAGATCACCGGTAAATGTTTTATTACCTGCCATACTTTGTGTTCCAGTTGTAACAACACCGCTGGCAGTTGTCGAAGCATTGGCTATTGTTATAGATGGTGTAGTAGTTCCATTGGCAACTGATATAGGCAAAGTTCCCGTTACATTTGTAACCGTTCCATTTCCATTGCCCGTACCTGCACCGATTGCCGTTCTAAAAGTTGTAGCATCCAAAGCACTTACGGTATTGTCAGCGTTAAACCTTGGAAATGTAATTGCCGATGGATTTGTTAAAGTGAACATTGATTGTCCTATTGTCGTGCCACCTAAATCAGTCCTCATCCCATCCGCTGCTCTTTGGCTCACTGTGTTATCAGCATTGTAACGAAGAAATGAAATAGCTGAAATATCAGGTAATATAAAAGTATTCGCACCCCTTACAGTTGCGCCTAACGCTGTTCTTGCGGTTGCGGCCGTTGTTGCACCTGTGCCACCGTTGGCAATAGGTAAAGTTGAAATACCTGAAAGTAGTCCTGTTGTACTTGCGGTAACTATTGTTGTGGATGCACTTGCAAGATTAAACAGTGTCGTTGCGCCTGTGACGCCAAGTGTGCCACCGATTGTAATAGCACCATCAGATGCAATTCTCATTCTTTCTGTTAATGCTGTTGTATTATCATTTGGTGTTGTATTAAAAGCTATGTGACCAGATGAAGTTATTCCTGCTCCTGTATAAATTCCTTGTATACTTGCGTAGGCTCTTCTTGTATCAGTAAAAAATATATTTGGATTTGTTCCATTTCCTCCTCCTATTTGAGTGCCACCTAAAAACATATTTGCACTCCCACTATTATTTACATTTAATCCAAATTTTACGGTTGCACTTGTAGATGGTCCAGTTGTAACACTTGTAAATATTGATGGTGCATTATTAGGAATAATATCACTTATTGTTAAATTACTATTTAAACTTTGATTTGTACCGTTTAAAGTTCCATTTAAAGTTCCACCAGCCAAAGGTAAATAAGTTGAAGCCGCGTTTGATTGAGTAAGATAAGTTGAAGCTGCCACGCCCGTGCGCAAATAATTTGTAAGCATGGAAGCCGTGTCGCTTACCAAAAGGGCAGCCGTTGTATCGCGCCATAATCCTTCATTACTTTTAAAATAAAGTGAGGCGTTATTTAGAGGTGATGAAATTTGTATATCGTGAAGCTCGTCTAACTCCTGTCCATTCCTTATTTTAACAAATACTTCTCCACTTCCTGCATTTGTTTTAACGCACACGCCAATGTAAACACCATGAATAGGTGCCTGTGGCTTTGTAGATGTCAATGCACCTGCCGTTGTACCGGATAAATACACCGCGCTATCTTGCGTTAAAGATGATGTGTTTAAACCAGTAATTAAACCTTCTGTAATTATATATCCACTTTGATTATTAGCAATACTTTCCGCAACAATACCAAAAGTATTAGCCGATGTCGGATCAGTTGTGGCAAGTGCTTTTGCCACTGTTATTCTGTTGCCCTGGCTTCCGGATAAATAAACAACGTCACCCTTATTAAGCGTTGCGCCTGTGCGATTATTAACCCGTTGGTGTAATTGTTGACCAATAACATTTGTAACGTTACCTCCTTTTAAGCCTTGTATAAGAGAGCCTTGTGTATCGTTATATTCCACTTCTCCCACTCCCACAGTGCCATCCTTTGCTGTGTTAAAGGTAATGGAATCAAAAGGCATGGTAACGCCCTGAATAATTACCGTATCGCTATTATTAAATTTCCAGCCTCCTTTAGTTTTAATATAGCTAAATAGGACATTGTTAAGCGTATCAAATAAATGATAGGCATTATTTATAGTAAAAGGTTTTAGAGCCGTTGTGTCCGAAGCGCGGCCCCTAAAAAGCAATCCATCGCCCGTAGTCTGATAACCCAATCGTTGTTTATTTCCTGTTGATGGATACTGGGCAATGGCAAAGGTAGAGGCTAAAATAATAGAGATAATAACAAGCCCTTGCTGTTTATTACCTACTTTATTAATGACCTTTTTCCCGATGCCAAGAACAAGCTCCCGAAACAAGGTTAGGGCAATATCTCCCATAACTTTTAAAAACTTTCTTTCTTTTTTTGGCTTAATTTCTTCCATTAGTTTATGTTTATGGCAAATACTATATAATTACTTCCATTGTAATGGCTGTTAGAATCTATGGTAATAGTTGCAGGTAATGTTATAGTATATTGACTATCTACTAATTTCTGCCCATTCTGGTAAACGTGAATGGATGCGTTTAAATTTGTTGTTGGTAGTTTTCCGTTATTCTGAGTCCAAGTCAAAATATTAGAGGAGGTATCAAGAAATTCTTGATTAAAGATGGAAACAGCGGAGCCATTTACCGTCACATTGTTTATCGTTTCCGTGACATTATTATTTACCACTCCACCACTACCGGCATTGTTTGCCACCTGGTTAAAGTCGCGAGGTTTTGATAATACTGTGCGCTCTGTATAGTTAGGCATCGAGTTCTATTTTAAAGTAATCACCTTGCCAAATCTCTGTTTTTAAATCAAGACTACCCCTTTCAAAAACGTAATATCCGGATGAATATTCTATAACCTTGTGAGGTAGGTAAGGATTGTCAACGGATAGATTTTGGAAAGGCATATCTACCATGCGTAGCTTTGGAGTGAGCTGACCGCGAATCACTTCATTTACTAATAGCTGCGTGACGTTATTAAATCCAGATCCATTTCCAACATCCCAGCTGTTGCTATTTTCAAATGCACCTGATTCTAATACTTTTAATCCTCCATCCGTTGTTTTACTGGGCCCGTCACCAAGATATGTATCAAGGCTAAATACAGTGGAAGATTTATCATCGTTATCCGATCCGTATTCAAGAATATCACTTTGCCCAGACACAGCACCGGTAGGTAAAAATTCAAGGTAATTATTGCTAAGCAAATAAGATACGGTAAAGTTTGAAATTATACTGCTACCTGCTTCATTTCTCATTTGCTTTAACCTCATTTCCCATACATACTCCGCACTTTCTGGAATGTCTAACGTATCAAAAGTGATTGTTTTATAAGCAACAAAAGCAGCATCCGCCGTTATTGTTTCCGTGTTAAACTCATATTCATAAAAACTATTCTCCCAGGTTGCAGGCTCTAATTGAAAGTTAAAACCATTAGTATAGTTTACACCTCTTTTTAAATATTTATTTTCCTGCTTTACTTGTAATGACTTTATTTTACCGGTAAACTTTGGAGTAGATATACTATCTAATTTTAAAGTATCTGTATTAGTGGATAAAATAACGTAATCGTAATCGCCACTTTCTGTAATTGTTTTCGTTACTCCTCCTAATCGCAATCTAAGGCTGCCACTATTTTCAATATCAACTTTTATTTTAACATAATATTTTCTTCCTGACGTAACAGTAAATGTAGTATAAAATGCTTCCGTAGCAATTAATGTACCTTCGAGTATTTTATTATCAATTAACCATCCACTGCCCAATGTCCAGTTAGCAGATTCAAACCCTTGTAATGGGAAGCTATTAATTATAGATGCTACCTTAACGGCAAATACAAATTGAAAAGGTTCAAAGTTTACAGGATTTAAAGCTTGTGCGTAAAATCCAAGTATACCTGTATAAGATAATCGAGCATCCGGATTAGAGGCATCTAACGTCGGAGTAGTTGTAATTACCGGAGTGCTATTTGTAGCATAGTTATATTCTACACCTGCTAATAAATTCTGTTTAGCAAAATGATTGTAGCGTATAACAACATTTTTTAAAGCAGGATAGTACGTCCATTTACCACCGCTCAATCTCATTAATTTGCTTCCTGGAAGATTAGTTTGAATATTGGATAGCGTTAAATCTGCGGTAAATGTACCTGATTGTTGAACACCTAAAGCACTATATTTAAAATATCTTTTAGTTGCTGGAGTTCTTGAATATTCATTTACTTGAATAAACCAATATTGATTCCCACTAAATATTAATCTCGCTCCAAACGTTTGACAAATCTTCTTTAAAACGTCGTAGCAACTTTGATATACATAATTACTTTTTGTGTCTTTGTGATAAAATGCTCTATGTTGAATGACTGTCAATAAAGAATAATCACTATTTGCACTATATGCCGTTGTGTTCTCATGCCAGTTAAAAATAGTATGTAACACTGGCAAATTATTTGCTACTAAGTTTTCCTGTACAAAATCCAGTTGATTAAGGCAATTTAAAATGTGTTGTACAACAGTGTCCTGCCCAATATAAGGCCCAACTGCGCTTTTGTAGTCTAATGTCTTTAGCCAACCTAAACCATCTATTGCAGATATTTGAGCCTGGTAACCTAATGACAAAGGCACATCCTCAAATTCAACTAAATCTGTAACTATATAACCATACCATTTAAATGATACAGTAGTATTATCATCCTCATACGCTGTCAACTCCATTGTAAATCTTCCCTCAACTGCCAAGCCAATGTCAAGGAGCAAGGTTAGAAGAACATTATTATATATAAGTAATGATTCGGAAGCTCGTATGCCGGCTGCTGCTGGAAA